TCTTCTTTCTTGGCAGTTTCCGTTTCCTGCTTTTTTTTCATTTCTTGAGAGGCAGAATCATGAACCTGTTGTGCTTTCCGTTGTTTAGCATATTGTTCGGCTTCTGGGTCTTCTAACTCTTTAGATATACTATACTGAATTTTATTACTTATCTTTTCTAGAAGACTCATCTAGTTTAACTAAACTAAAAATTATAATTATTATGTCGCATATTTCATTCCTCCCATACCTCCCTCAATTACCAGAAAATTTATACTTTCCACATAGACTGAGTAATTTATTCTAAATAAAGAATCTATTGCTAGAGGCCAAGGATCTATATCTAATTGAAAATTTTTAACTCTGCTTGTATTTAATGAACCACTGGGTTTCATCCATTTTGATGTATCCAAGGCAAAACTGTAAATTGCTAGACCTGGAGGAAACACACCCGTAGCATACTTCCATGAAGATAATTCATTAAAATATTTAAGTGGTTTTATTTCTTGAACCTCATTGCCATCACATAGAATTCTTATATTTCGAATTAAATCCTGTTGCATAGCAACTATATTTGTTCCAGAATAACCACTAGCAATAGCAGCAGAGGCAGCAGGTATAAAAGGGGCATGACCATATCTCCACCAATTTGTATAATTTGTCCACGCATTCATATGTAATAAACAATCTGTTCTTCTAGGCATTACAATAATGCGAGGAACCGGATTATGTGTATATAAATCAAATAATTGTCTTGAAGATATATTTTCAAATGGGTATTTTGTTACTTGTCGAACAATGTAATTCAGAGGTTTTGTCGCGAATGTTCTTCTTTCATCATCAGTTAAGTAAACGTAGGTTGCCTGTAGTCTAGGATTTAGAGGCCAAGTATTTAAGGCGGGTGGCGTAAACCCAATATCAGTTAGATATTGATTTATGTACTGCCCAGCATCAGCAGCAGGTAGATAAGACACATTTCCAGATTGTAACTGTGTCATCGAAGCATTTACCATATTCTCAGGACGAACTCTATAGCCAGCAGGATCTAGAATAGTATAGAGATCCTGAATTGGTCTCAAGATAAGTTGAACTTCGCACTCATGATATTGTAATGCGACTAGAGGTAATGCTAGACCAGAATTTTGAGAAAACCAAAAGGAAAGTGGTAAAGTAATATCACGACCAGGAATAGAAGGAAAGTTATTCTGAGCCCTCAGAAGAGGATCTGTATTTCTTAGAACATCTGGATATAAACCAGGTGTGCGAGTTACTGCATTTCCAACGCCGCCGGAGTATTGTCCATTAGCAGGATCATAGAGATCTGGAATATCTCCAACTAGTTTCTGCCATTTATTGTATTGTGTTTCATCTTGATCAGTAAAGGCAGTAGAAATAATATAGTCACTATCAAATTGCTGAACTTGAGTTCCTCCAATTAGAAAGGCGGCACTTTGAATAATCTGAGCACCGATATATCTAACCCACTGAAATCGATATTGAGATCTACCATTTAGAGGACCAGGTAAAGTATTATCAAAGTATTTTGAATAAATATCTGGTAAAGTGAAAGTGAAATATAGATCTGAGAGTAAATCTCCAACACGTTGAATCTTTGCTCTAAGTTTAATTGATTCATTAAAAAATAATTCTTGGGGACCTTCCAGAGGCAAAATGACAGATTCAAATGAAAAATGGCTATACTTCTTTAAGGTAGTATAAAAATAAGTAAAATCGGGATTTCCACTTAGAATAACATTTTGGGATCCGTAGGCTACTAAAATAAATAATCCACCACCTGCCATGACAACTCTTCTTGTTATTGCGAAACAAGAAGAGTTGTTATTTTTTACTCATATACACTTTATTAATTATAAGAACTTGTCCACCAAGTATCTGCTAAATATGGATTCATAGACATATTAGGAGAATCCATTGTAGTTGATGGTCCCATATTAATCATACTCTGAATTTCAGTATATGTAAGAGCATAACTGAAATAATAAACTCTACTTGCCATTCCTGATATAGGTCCATTCACATTAATATTTAAATTCTCTGAATCAAGAGAGAGTGTCCTAGTTTGACTTAACTGTAACTTACGATTATTAAATAAATAAACATTACCATAATTCTGGTAAGGAGGAGTATTATTAGGAAATGACATTTTTTGTTTTAGATTACCATTGATATAGATATAGAGCGTATTTCCCTTACAGGATACAGTTAAATGGAACCATTTATCAACTGGGATATTTTGTACATCAGTATATGTATTCCATGTATCAAACGAATTCATGTAAATACGAATTGTATTTGTATCACCCAAGCAGAAAATTCCTGGACCCATTAGAGGATATGCTCTTGCGTATCCTTTATGTAATATATGACGTAGACCAATATCTGCTGTAGAAAAGGTATTACTCTTAATGTTAATAAACATACTGTATGTGAATTCTATACCATTACGTCTGTTATCAGAAAAATAAATTGTCTTAGAATTAGATAACGCGGGGTTTTGAACTGCTGTATACATTGTAGATCCGGAAGTATAGGTATTTGGAAAAAGTTCTACACGGTCCTTCCACATCGCAGTAAAGGAATTATATAGGGCTTCACTAACGGCTATTACAACATATAATACAACAACATACACAAAGCCATAGAGCATATTTATTCCTAGTTCAGAACCACTTTGAGACGGCTGGGTATTCATACTATCTATCTATCATATGAAAAATAGGCATAGTGCTAATTTTTTATATAACTAATACTTGACAAATTTATTTTCTAGCATCCGTTGAAAACATTACTGAATTATTATTTGTCACTGTAATTCCATATTGAAAAGGATTTAGCGAACTGAGTATTGAACTAAGATTAAATGTGGAAAAGGGTCCCTGCTGGTAATAATTATACACCCTATCCGGAGAATAAGCGATATTTGCGGCTCTAGTTTTTCCAATAAGCCCATTAAATCCACTCTCATGACCTAAGGTTATAGTAGGAGTTTCCCCTGTATCAACCGTAAATACACTTGGTAATACAGAACTTCTTGATAATTTACCATCCATATAAACATCAACCGTTTTTCCAGTAATGACGGTTGTAATATTTACCCATCTCTGGATATCAACTGAATCAATATCTAATGAAAACTTGTTTAATGCGTCTGCGCTACTTGATGAATCTGCGTATACACTGCTTGCATTAATTAAATTGCCATCTGAATTTAATAAGTTCCACTTTAATTGAGTCTCACCATAACTCATACGAATACCTAACTTATTTTTTGTTTTACCTAAATACATTACAAGTGTCATAAAAAATTCATTGTCTTTTTTTGGTGTATTAGATAGCATTAAAAATGGCTTATTACTCGTGGCATCCCATTTTTTTACATAGATCCATGTGCTTATAGAGTATTCACCGCCGGGGTAAATATATGGCACAATGCTTGATCCAGAAAATACATTAGAACTAGATGTATCATTTGCTGGAATTTTTGCCGGTAGACCACCAGAACTTGATTGATATACAATTAAATCATCTATTCCAGTTGTTGAATATAAGAATTTGTATGCGTAATATAATCCCACAATAAGTAAGACAACTACAATTATTACCATAACAACTTTCCCAGGTTCCATTCTAATACTGACAAATATTTACTAGATTCATCTGAAAGGTCACCTAGCCATAAGGCGATGACCATTGTTCTAATGGACTTATACCTTGATTATTAGAGCAATTTCCACCAGGGCACCACCAATTATTGTGTAATGATGGAAGTAAATGTTTGAATAATTTAGAAAGTTCAATAGATTCAACTGGTTTTCCAGATGTATCTACAGTTGCTCTATATAATTCACGTACATCCTTGGCTTCTAGAGCATATGGTGCTAAACTCATTTGTTCTATAGTTCCACCTAATCTAGGATCACCAACCTTTAGAGGTTGATTTGGATCAAACTCAGACATTGTGTTACACATATGTGAGACTGCTAATTTTCCATTCAAGTATATATTAAATTTACGACCCTGTCTTACAATCGCAACACCAGTCCAACGTTGTAGAGGAAAATTTGGAATTTCTACTATTTCTGGAGCAGGAGCAACTGGAGATAATGGGGTAGTTTTAGCAATTTGTATAGATAATAAGGCAGGTGCCATTGAAAGTCCACGTCCAGCATCAGGTGCCACTAATAATTTAAAAGTCTGTGATGATCCAATCTGAACTACATTCGCATATTCATTACCAGATTGCCCTGTTCTGTCATTTATTACTGGATTAATATAGAAAACAAGTGTTGAACCGGATGTAGATGTCCACGCGGATTTTAGTTGTTCACTATTTATAATCTGAGTTCCACCTGGAGAACTAGTTAAAGATATTGAATCAGGCCCAATACGCATAATCTGCGAAGGAAGCATTAAGTAAGCCATTAATAGATAAATCAAATATGATACACCTATTATAGCAAGTATTCCAGTAATAATATTCATCTAATCTTAGTTTATATTTCTTCTTTAGAATGTCCAATTTGTTTTTTTCTTTAGTTTATAGTCTTGGAGGGTCATTAGATCACGCATACGCGCCTTCATTTCTGCCGGTAATGCTGCGTATCCAAATGTTCTTATATTCTGAACATTTATATGAGCAGATAGTGATTTAGGTGGACTATCCATTGATGTCACAATATTGTTAGGGGCAAAGATTCTATCACCAGATGTTGGTGAAATGGATTGCGTCTTTAATCTCTTTGTTTGAACTAGATCTCCATTCAAATATCCTTCTAAAATATATGGTGTAACAACTAAACCAATGCGGAATGGCTTGTAAATTGGAACATTATTAATCTGAACACTTTGCTGCAGCCTTTCACTATCAAAACATGTTATATATACGGTATTCTTAGAATTATCAAGACCAACTCTTATAGATGGAGTATCAACTGTCTGAGAAATGACAAAGAATGTTCGTTGATCTGCTGTGCCAATATCTTGAGGATATTCATTATTAATCAGAACATCCATTGTTATACTGTAAGAACCCTGATCCAAAATAGACCGCGTAGAAAGAGGTTCTACTCCTTCTGGAGAACCAGGTGCCGAAACGGATGGAGGTGGTTGGCCAACTATAATATTTGATACTTCTTCTGGAGTTAACCAGAATACCTCGGTTGTATCAGTGCCGGGTATTGGAATGTAACCTTGTGCTCCAGGACTTCTCTGAAATATAGGAGTTATCCATTGATCAACGCCTAGCAAAAGAATACCAATTAATAAAATTCCTGCGATAATGATCATTATTATTCGGACAAAACCGGAGCCCGCTACTGGAATTCCTACAGCATTCTTCGGACCAGGTTCTAAGGCTGATACTTGAGATTGTGATATACTTTTCAGAGGATTTACTTGTTCAATTCTTGATTTAAGATTCGCAACAGTCTTTTGAACTCCATTAATTATATTTTGTCGTGTCTGTTCCATATCTATTATTCCCTTGTTTTCTTTCTTGTTTTATTTATTAAACTTTTCTTATCAAGAGTCTCGGTCTTAGGATTATATCCAATTTTCTTGTAATAAGGCAGTGATTCTTTTTCCTTACAGCCTTCTAACTTTTCTCTTAGATAACAGACAAATGACACGCGACTAAAGAGTTTCTCGATTCCCTGAGTTCCTGTTTCTTTATCATTCTTATAAACATCTTTCAGACCGGCATTAAATTTCTTGTCATTTGCGTCTTCTGTTAGTTCAGTATTACAATGCCATTCATGAACATCCATGGCCACAAAATCCCCAGTTCTTAGATTAATTCCCACCTTATATCTTGGGAAAATGGTAAATCCTCCCTTATATTTGCCTCTCTCAATTACGGATAAGTTACCAAAACCTTCTTTCAAATCTCCAGCGTCCATATGGAGCCCAGTGCGGAAATTGCGGTTTATCGTAACTGAAGAAAAAGCAGTATCCTTGATTTGAAAGGCAGAGTTCTTTTTTGCTCTCTTATGTTGAACCTTATAGCGTTCTGGAACTAATTTTTTAAAGATATCATCGATGGCTTCAATATAAGGAATTCCCATCTTATATTCCTTGAAATACCGTTGAGTATAAGATGTCAGACGACATGGAAGATCCATAAATGGAGTTTTCTCAAAGTATCCAAGAACTGAGGAGAATACATTATTATTTACACGCATTTTAGATAATTTACCCTTTTCCATATATTGGGCAGACCACCCCTTAATAGATTTCTTTGCTAATTTACGCCGTGTCCAATACTTAGATTTTACATCGATTGGTCCAGCAGCCGCACCGCGATTTCTAGAAGCCCCGGCCGCATTGTAAAAACTCTTCCACCCGAGTTTTACTAGATCATGGGGAATTACATTTTTTCTTAACTTGAATAAAAGTTTCTTACCTCCAGGTGCTTCCGGGTCCTTTCCATATACATCAATATCTTCATCATAAATTGTATCTGCGTCTTTTTCACTAAAGTAGGTACCTTCTCTCGCCTTAATTTCATCATTGGTCATTTTTTCCTCTAAGATGACTTCCTTAACTCCCGTAGTCTTAGGGGGTTTTGCGGGTTCTTTTGGCAACTGGAGGCCATCAAATAATTCCTCATCAGTTATCGCCATCTAATCTAATTAAACAAATTAATTAGGTTTAATAGTTTAAAAACATCTAGAGTAAATTTCCAGGCTCTTCATTTAAAAGGTTCAACCATTCCTTTCCTTGTGCACTAGAATATGAAGTTCCAGATGGAACCATATGTTCTTTAGAATAAAAATAGAGTTTAATTCTTCTTACAGGATGTATTCTTCTTTCAGGTGGTAGAGCAGAATGTTTCATGGTAGCCTTTGATATAGTAGTCTGAATAGTTACTAAAAGAGCACAATTTTCTTTTTGAGCCTCAGTAAACATTCCATCCCATTCATCTACTAATCTGACTAGCCTTGAATGAAGGTCAAAGGCATGACGTCCCTTAAAGGCATATATAGGTTGCTCAGGATAACGCTCCCCAGGACTTTCTCTAGTATGAGATGCTATAATTTCACGATCTCTATCTGTTAAATAATTCATCTTACTATAAAAGATATAAGAGATTTAGATGGCTGAAAAGGCTAAGAAAGTTCTCCAATTTAATCCTGAATCACACTTGAGAATTCAACATCTTTCTAGAAATCCAGGAGAATTATATCAACATGAAGAACGAATAAATAGAAAAATTCCTCTAAAAAATAATAATGGATTAAGTAAAAAAAATAGAAAAGAAATAATGAAAGAACTTCATGGCGCTATGAAACGTGAAAGGCGTCGCACAAGGGAGGAGGGGCAGATTAGTGGTTTTAGTAATGAAGAAGATGCGTATTATAGATATCTTCGTAGTTTAAATCCACAACAAAAAGCAGAACTACTTCGTGAAAGAGCCGAATTACTTCATGCTGAAGAATTAGGAATAAATTTAGAAACATCTAGACAACAAAATAGAGCTTTAGCTGAATCTCAATTTCCATCTAGAATTATCCGCCCCCCTGTTTATCAACGAGTTGGTCGTGCTCTCCTAGAGTTCCCGTCATTAGATTATGAAGTGGCCTTAGCACAAGACGCTGAAGCCGCTGCTCAAGCCGCAGCTGAAGCCGCCGCACAAGCAGAAGAAAGAGCGATAGCAATGGCGGCTATTGCTGCTAAGGCAGCCGCAGCAGCAGAACAAAGAGCAATAGCAGAAGCAGAAGCCAAAATAGCAGCAGATATATTAGCAGAAAAAGAACGAGAAAGAAAACAAGAGGAAGAGCAGTTAAGAAGAAGACAGCATGATGAAGATGAATTATTATATAAATGGTATGCTAAACATACTGGTAAACAGATTAGTAGTATTAAGCGTAGCGCAAAACAATTAGATCACATTAAAAAAATAAAAGAATCTAAGGGAGGAAGAAGAACTAGAAAAAATAGAAATTCTTAGCTATGCTTTTAGCTATGCTTGGGTAAATTAAACCAAAGAATACCTCCAATAATCGCTGATACTGCCACACCTGCTGCTACACCTTTTAACATTGCCTGATTATCAGCCTCCATAAAATCCTCTGCTCCAATTACAGGAGATTTCCCTCTTGCTCCCAGTCGAGTATAATAATGAATTACCTCGGTTTCTGTAAACTTACGCTTTCCCAGCATCACATTGACTTCATTGTGTAAATCCACCGTCCAACGGAATAAATCTGCTCTTTTATCAAGAGACGCAGTAATTGGCATCTTGCTCATATGTGATGTATAATGAGTTCTACAGATTGGGCAGGGTATAATACTTTGTAAGGATTCAAAAAACTCTCTCATAGCCTTCTTATCAGAATAAGTAGGCTGTTGGGGATATCCTAGGGCTGCGATGTGAATTGTATGCCAGAAAAA